AGATGCAAGTGCTCGCGCAAAAGATCGCTGGCATTTCCGACCCTGCCGAACGCGCCCGCGCTTCGATGGAAGTCTTCGGCAAGAGCGGCGGCGAACTCCTGCCGCTCCTGAATAATTTCAGCGGCGAACTGGATGGCGCGCGTGGTCAACTCGGATCAATGCCGGAAGTCATGGACCGCTCGGCAAGAGCTATGGATGACCTTGGTGATAGCCTCGACGCCATTGGAAAAAAAACAACCGAGTTTGCAGGTGGGTTTTTAGAGAAGGCTCTCCCATCGTTGAATGCGTTTACCAAATCTCTTTCTGGAATCGACGCTGCTGGGTGGGGGCAAGCGCTGATGAAGCAAGTCATGAGTGTTTCCGATTTCCTTCTGGGCGCATTTAAAGCCCCGCTCCCTGCCATCGAGGCGCTTGGTTTGGCTCTCATCGCTGGCGTGAAGACGGCCGGTAACAACTATCTGAACTCACTCATCGACGCTGGTAACTTCTTGCGCGCCTTCTTTTCATCGGATTTGCCGGGACTCATTGCCGGACAGCTCGGCAATTCGCTCATCAAGATGGTGGTCGATTTTTCAAAATACTTTGTCGATAGCATCAACTCTGTCGTGAAGGGTTTTGAGCAGTTCTTCGGCACAGCCATTCAGACCGTCGTCGGCTTTTTCTCAAGCAGCTTTAACCGGATCGTCAACGCCTTCGCGGCTGATTTCCAAAATGCCATGTCCGACCCGATCGGTTTTGTGACAGGCAAATTTAAATCAGCCCTTGCCGCCGTGAATGAAAACGGAGCGATGACTTTCAAGACATCCTTCGACGCAGCAGGCGGCAGCGTGTTGGACAAGATCAGCGCAGGACTCGGCGCGACCAGCAAGATGTATGGCGAGCGCCTCAAGACCGGCACGGCCGAACTCACCAATGAGTTCAACAAAGTGATCGGTGGTTTTGAGAAAAGCGACCGCGATATTTTCGGCGCAAAAGAATCCTCTGCCGCCGCCGCCGCGAAATTCAAAGAAGTCGAAGGCGTCGGTAAAAAGCTCCGCGAAGATTTTGAAAAATCTGCCGAATCCGCCGACAAGGCTAATAAAAACACAGCCGCCGCAGTGTCCGATGCGGATGCCATCGCAAGCAGCTTCAACAAAGCCGAAGGCTCCACCAAGAAGATCAAGGAAGAGCTATCCACCTCCGCGAAGCTGATGAAAGACATCAGCGATGCCCAGGCGAAGGACTCCGTGGACAAGGGCGGGCGGTTGGAAAAACAGGCGCAAGAGCAAATCCAGCGCGGAGACTTTGAAGGCGCTCGGAAGACTGCGGACAAGCTCGCCCAAAACGAGGTCGAAGCCAGCATCCGAGGCACGGGAAAAAATATGGACCGCCGGAGCATGGCCGAAATCGGCAAAGATTTTGGCCTACGGCAGCAGCTCGGTGAAAGCGGCAAGGATTTCACCTCCCGCATCAAAGATGTGCGCGAAGGCCGCGCGGTCGCCGACAAGTTTGGCGGATCGACCAAGCTGCCAGATCGGCCCGGCCAAGATGGCCAAAAAGATTCCTCAAAGCCTGGCAAAGATAGCCCGAAAAACACACTCGATTCTCTCGTGGGCGAAATAAAAAAACTCCTCGAAAAAATCGAACCGCGTCTGCCAGTGGCAGCGCTCACCGCCTAACCCATGTCGCTCACACTCTACACCACCACCGCCGCCGCAAGCGGCCTCATCCCGCAGCCCGGCCGCGCCGTGGATACCTTCCCGAGCGGCCTCGTGCGCGTCACGCAGACATACATCGGCCGCACGGCAAATGCCTCCGCGCACCGCGCCGCGCTCGCAGTCGGCAATAACATGCCGGGCGGCGATTCCTCCCCCTGTATCGACGGCCTCAAGATTTTCCCCGAAGCTCAAGAGCGTCGTCGCGAGGACGGGCTTACGGAATACATTGTGAGCGCCTACGGCCGCGCCAACTCCACCGGCAAAAATTTTAAGTCGATGGATGTCTCGACCGTGCAGGTGCCGACCTACCTCAACATCACCAATTTGCCAGAAGGCACGAACAACTCGACGACCCCGGTGCAGATGGCGGTAGTCGTAGCGACGACGGCTGTGACGCGCAGTGTCGTCGTGCCCGCCTCGGCCGCAAATAGCGCGATCCCGCTGCCCTCAAGTGACACCTCATTTACGATCATCTCTACGACTTTCGACGCGATCAAATCCTCGCTCAAGGGGATTTATCCAAACGCCCAATTTACCCTCGGTAGCCTCACGGGAGCGATCTCTGTGACGGCCGAACTCAAAGCGATAACCAGGTCTGGATTTGGCTCCTTTGATGAGACCTCGGCGACATTAGTCGGAACTCCGAATGTCATCAACTTTGCGACTATCACCGGCACCATATGACGCTCCCCGTCGATTTCGAGGCGCTCGCCCGCGCTGCAAAAAATGCCAGCGGCGGCGGCTATCCGGTGCAGCTCAGCGCTGCAGATCTCATGCGGAATTTTAATTTTGCCGCACTGGATGCCGACCCCTCGCTCGTCCAGACCACCACCAACGCAGGAGGCCATACAGCTCGCCGCTTGGCGATACCTGCACCGCCAGGCGGTGGCACTTTTGTCCTCGGGGCTGTCGGTGGGTCGCTGCAATGGATCGCCACTGAGGAATGCTAGCACAAGTCTTAAGTCTTAAGTTTGTAAGTTTTAAGACACGCCACCGAGACAATCACGCAAACCGCCACTTAATACTTAATTCTTAAAACTTAAAACTCTCTCCCATGACCCTCGGTCGAACATCCGACAACAAGATCAAGATTAAAACCGACGGCGGCCTCCGCGCGGTATCGTGCGCGTGTTGCGATGTGCAGTGCGATGGGTGCGGGACGATTGAATCTAGGCTCGGCGATCAAGCGCCGTCATCGTTAGCAATCAGCGCTACCACGCCGTTTATTCCATATCCCGATGCTCCTCCGGTTCCGCCAGCTAACGGTAGCGGATCAACGGACGGGTGTGCTATTGGGGCAAGTAATTGTCCAGATGGTGACATGTGGTTGTGTTATGAAACCATAGGTGTCATTTTAAATGCTTCGCTTAATGTTACCCGCCCATCAGGCCAACCGTGTGGATTTTACATCGAAGTTGGTATGTCGGCCTATTGTGGCGCGTTTGGTGGGTGCTACGGGGGTGGAGTAATCGGGCCAATTCCCAAAGAAAGCGTCATAGGGACGCACACAGTAACGATGGATTTTGTTGCTACATTTTATAATCCAGAAACTGAAGAGACGACTACTTACACTACCGCCACCTCCGCCACCATCACCATCTCATGACCTGCCCGCACGCCACGCCGATCTCAGCTCACGCAAACGCCTGCGCCCTCGGCCTGAATGGCGGGCGTCCCAGTAAGGGCGTATGCGCCCGCTGCATCGAGCGCGGCGAGAACACGCCAGATCACGCCGCTCAGGTCAAAGCCACGCCTCCCAGCCTCCCGCAACAAGCGGCGAGCCTCGGCAAATCCCTCGTCAACTGGACTGCCTCGGGTTTCTCTCCAACCCCGCCCGACATCCTCGCCGCCCGCGAAGCGACCTGCCGCGCCTGCCCCGAATGGGACGCCGCTGCGATGGGAGGCAGCGGGCGCTGCCGGATTTGCAAGTGCTCGACCTGGGCGAAGATCCGCATGGCCAGCGAGAGTTGCCCACTTGGCAAGTGGGAGGCTCTCCGTCCCGCTCCTGATGCGGTGATTTGACACCCTGCCGCGTCGTAGCGGCATGAAGCTCTATATCGACCTCGCAACCCGGCGGTTCGTGCGCGGCCAGGGCGGCACGAGCACCGCGCTCTCTCGGCTTACTTTTAAGCGGCGCGATGTCATCGCGCTCGACATCGATTTCTTGCAGCGCGGCGAAGTTGTGCCGACTCCTGTTGGCACCACCATCACCGCTGCCCTCAAAAGCAAATTTTCCGACGGCGAGTTTTTGGCTGTTGCCGACTCCGCTGGGACGCTCGACCTCTACACGCAGCCGGTCGAGGATCTCTTCGTCGGCAACACGGCCAGCGTCTCCGCACTCATCGAGGTGAAATGGAGCGCTCCTGGCGAAGCCATGCGCACCGCCACGCTCGCCGTGGAGCTTCAGAACTCCGTCATCCTCGGCGACGAAGGCATCCCTGCCTCGGTGCCAAGCCTCAAGGCAACCCTCGCCGAAGCCGAAGCCGGAACGAGTAACGAAAAGTGGACGACGCCGCTGCGCGTCTGGGACGCGATCCGTGCCTGGGCTGCCGCCAATTTCACCTGGGCAAATCTTGCTGGCAAACCCGCCACCTTCCCGCCTTCACCCCATACCCACACGGCCTCGCAAATCACCGACCTCGCCGGAGCCGTCGCCACGCTCGCCCCCACGCCCACCACTCCCGCGAACTCCGGACTCGCCATTTCCGGCAACTCTCTCGCCACGGCCTACAACACCACGGTCGCCGATGGCGTCGTCAGCGTCTCAGTCGGTGGCGCTCCCGCCGCACCAGCCTCTTCGTGGAAGTCCAAGAACCTCGTCCAAGTCCTGGACGACATCCTTTTCCCGACCATCCTCGCCTCGGTAGGCTCCGCAAAATCCATCACCCTCGGCGTGAGCGGAGCCAGCGGCGTGCTCGAGGTCGGCAGCAGCATCGCCCGCACTCTCACCGCCACATTCGGGCGCGGCACGATCCTTGACGGCAACGGCTCCACAAATGCCAACCCCCTCGTCGGCGACGCCACAGGCTACACATTCACCGGCACCGGCATCACCTCCACCGCGCAACTCGGCAACACGCTTACCTTCACCACCGCCGTCGTCTCCGGAGCAAACAACTGGGCCGTCACCGCAGCCCACGCCGCAGGCACCGGCACCTATTTCGACAACAAAGGCGTCGCCGGGACCAACCTCGCCGCCTCCCGCGCCTCCGGCACTGCCACCGACACTACCAGCGCCCCCACGATCACCGGCGTCCACCCCTTCTATCACCTCAAATCCTCCTCGCCCATCAGCGCCTCGGCGATGGTCGCCGCGATCGAAAACGGCACCGCCACCAAGGTGGTGGCTGACTCCACCGGCACGCTCACCATCCCCTACGCGCCGAACGCCCAATACCTCGCCGTGGCCTACCCGAGCACTAGCACCACGAAGACCCGGTATTTCGTCACCGCGCTGGATAACGGCGCGATCACCGTCGTTTTCAATGCCGTGGCCACGCAGAGCGTCACCACCGCACTCTGGTCGCAAAGCTACAAAATCCACACCTCCGCCGGAGCGCTCACCAACTCCGCCGCCAACATCGAATTGAGGAACACCTAATGCCAACCGGAATCGAACTCTCAGCAGGCGTCGTAGTCGGCGCAGCCCGCCCGCTGGATGCCAAATACGGCCCCTACGCCAGCACCGCCGCCGCGCTCGCCGACATCTCTTCCGCCACGCGCTACAAGGGTCTGACCATCGGTATCGAATCCGCCGGAGCCGTGGTGGAATACTGGTTCCGCGATGGCGTGGCCGATGCGAATTTTGTCGAAAAGGCCACAGGCGGATCAGGTGGAGGCACGGGAGTCGATGCGCTCATCACATTCGTCGATAACACGCCGCTTCTTAACACAATCAACATCGTAAACGGCTCCATAAGCTCGTGGACCCAGCAAAACACATGGCTGCTCTTAAACGGCATCTGGAGCGACGATGGCTACTGGAATGACGGATCACCTATTTAACTTATGCCACAACAAATCATTAACAACGCGGAATCTGGATTGGCGGTTCGCACAAAAATCAACGCCAATTTCACAGAACTCTACGACCTTGTTACAAATGGAGGGTCGACAGCATTTGACCCTAAAACAATCCCTGCCTTGACATTGTGGCTCGACGCCTCTGATTCCTCAACATTGTTTGACTCATCCGTCGGTGGATCAAATGTTACAACAAACAACTCGCCAGTAACGCGCTGGAAAGACAAATCAGGAAACGATCTTGATGCAATTCAGACTGTTGAAAACTCAAAGCCAATTCTTAAAACTGCATTTATAGATGGAAAAAATTGCATAAGGTTTGACGGCTCCAATGATTTTTTAACCTGCGGAGTTAATTTTAACGGCTACTCATCATTCACTTGCTTTATGGTGAGCAAATCGCAAGGGCTAAATATGCCCGGCGTGATTACTTTTGGATTCAATGTTCAAAATTCGCAAGGGACATTTTTGGCAAGCAATTATGAGAATACTGGTGCAATGTTGGGGTATTTTGGATCATACATTGGCAGCCCTTCGATTCTGCCAGTCCTTACATGCGGTGTTTATAAAAACATAAAACTTTTGGCAATTTTAAATGGGCAAAAAAGCAGCATTTCAAATAATCTCCCAAGTAATTATACATCTTTTATTCAACAATTTCCTACGGAAATAGGAGTGGTGGGCACATTTAATAGTGGTATTAAAACTGGATTCAGCAACGCAGACTACTGCGAAATCCTAATCTACGGCACGGAATTAACATCCATCCAACGCCAATCAGTCGAACTCTATCTCAACCAAAAATGGGCAATCTTCTAATGAACAAATTTTTCAAAACCAACCTCGCCACCTACGAGCAAATCCGCAGCGAAATGGATGCCGCTGCGGGCTACCCAAACGACCAGGCGACCACCTCATTTGCTCCTGCCGCCGAGGCTCTGACCGATAAAGAAGGCGCGGTCCTCATCGGCGCGATCCCAGAAATCGCCGCCGAGTTCAAAAAAGCAGGCGCACAACAAATCACCGAGGACGAATATCGCGCCAACCTGCCGACTCTGGAATCCCTCTCCATACCGCCCCCGCTCCCGCCCGCTCCCTGAGCGAGCCAGAGCATTTGACACCCATGCCGCTGAAAGAGCGGCATGAAACTTTTTGTAGACCTCACCACCCGGCGGTTCGTCAAGTCGGCGGCATCCTCCGCCGCGCTCCCAACGCTGGTGCTCAAACGCCGCGACCTGCTCCCCATCGAGGTCATCTTCGTCCAGCGAGGCGCGCCTGTAGCGGCTCCAAGCGGCACGGTCACCAAAGTCGCGCTCAAGCAATCATTCGGAGATTCCAACTTTCTCGCTGTCGCTGACTCGGGCTACCTCGATCTCTACACCGCCGGCGTCGAAGCCCTCCTCCCCGGCGACACCGCAAAAGCCGACGCCCTCCTCGAGGTCCGATACACCCGCACAGGCGAGGCGACCCGCACGGCCACGCTCCAAGTCGAAATTCAGAACAGCGTCATCCTTGGCACCGAAGCGACACCTGCCGTAGTTCCAGACGGAAAGGCGACCCAAGCCGAAGCCACCGCAGGAACAGACCACACCAAGTGGATGACCCCCCTGCGCACCGCGCAGGCCATCGCGGTGCTTGCGCCGCCGCCGACCTGGGCAAGCGTGCTGAACAAGCCCGCCACCTTCCCGGCGACTGCCCACACGCACCTTAAAGGTGAGATCACCGGCCTTGATGCCGACCTCGCCTCCCTTGCTTCCGCAGATACTAACCTTGGCCAGCGTATAGATTTCCTCGCCGCAAATCTGGACCCCGCCGCCCTCGACTCTATCGCCGAAGCCGCCGCATCAATCGGCAGCTTGCAGACTCAGATCAACGGCAAAGCCGCCACCGTCCACACCCACACAGCTTCGCAAATCACCGACTTTGCCAATGCCGTCGTCGCTGTCTCGCCGCCTGTCGATTGGTCAAGCCTCACTGGCAAGCCAGCAACCTTTCCGCCAAGCACCCACACGCATCCAGCGACAGCCATCACCGGCCTCTCGGACTTCATCGTGGCGTCTGCACCCGGTCTCAGCATCACCACCACCACGCACACAGCAGACGGCCTGACAGACACCTACTCAGTCGGCGGACTCGCAAGCTCCGACCCCTCTGCCGTGCTCGTCTCGCTCAACGGCGTCACGCAAAACCCAGCGACTGACTACACGGTCAACCTCGCCAGCGGCACCATCGTTTTCGACGGCTACCCTGCCGCCGGACAGCAGATCGTCTTCACCGCCCTCGGCCTCCGCAGCGTCCAACGCCCGATCGACCCCACCCTCTACATTTACGCCTTCGACCAATCCGCCAACGGCCTCACCACCTACAGCGGCCGCCTCCTCAACGCCGACCGCCCTGCCGCGCCAGCCCTGCCAGAGACAGCGAGCACTTGGACTATTAAACGCAGCACACTCAACGCCGCCGGGCGAGTGCTTTCAACCGCCTCGGCCGTCGGATCGTGGCTCAACCGGGAGACTCTCGCATACCAATGACAACGATCACCGAGAGCAACATCAGCCAAAGTCTCGACCTGAGCAGCTTCAGCCTCGTCCTGCCAGAAGAGACGAACGCGATCGTCGAGTATCCGAACCGAGAAGCCTTCCCATCCACCGGACGCACGAAGCGCCTCTATGTCGCACTTGATACCGGCCTCCCTTGGCGCTGGAGCGAAGCCGCAAGCAGCTACGCACTCCTCCTGCCGGTCATCGATGCCGGAACTTTTTGACAATTTCCCCAAGAACGAACCCAACAACCAACACCTAAAACAAAATGGCCAATCCCATCATCAAAATCAAACGCGGTTCCGGCACGCCGGTCTCGCTTCAAGTCGGCGAAGTTGCATTCGACACGACAAACAAATCCTTTTTCATCGGCACAGCCGAAGGCGTCCTGCCAATCGGCGGCGAGCATGTTTTCGCAAAAAAGACCTTCGTTTCTGACGCCGTAGCAGCCGAGGCCTCGCTTCGCTCCGCAGCGGATTCGACCCTCACAACGAACATCAACAACGAGATCAGCCGCGCCACTGCTGCCGAAGGAGTCATCGCCGCAGGCCTCGCTCAAGAGCTTCTGGATCGTGCCGCTGCTGTTTCGGCAGAGGCCGCTTCGCGCGTTTCCGGCGACTCCGCTCTCGACGCGAAAATCCTGACCGAGAAAGGCCGCATCGACGCCATCCTCTCTGCCGCTGATGCCGACAAAGACAGCTTCGCGGAAATCGTCAGCTTGATCAATTCGGTGGACGCCACCAACGACCAAGCCTTCGCAGGTTATGTAACCTCCAACAACGCCGCCCTCGCTCAAGAAGTTAGCGACCGCCAATCCGGCGACTCCACACTCGACGGCAAAATCACCACCGAGAAGAACCGCATCGATGCGTTGACCACTCGCGTCTCCGCAGCCGAGCAAGACATCCTCGACGAGGTTTCCGACCGCCAGAGCGCCATTTCCGGCGAGCAGACAGCCCGTGCAAACGCAGTTGCAGCCTTGGAAGCAGCCGACGAGACGCTCCAAGACAACATCGACGCCGAGCAGCTCTCGCGCTCCACAGCCGACACCTCGCTCTCCAACCGCATCACGGCCCTCGAAGGAGCCAGCGCCGACAGCCGCCTAAGCGCAGTCGAGGCCGATGTCGCCGACCACGAGACCCGCATCAGCGCTCTCGAGTCCACGATCGACGGCGGAACCTACTAACCAGCCCACCAACCCCGGCGGGGCGCTCAAATAGCGCCTCGCCACGCGGGGGGTCAAAACTCCGCAAAACAAAAACCGCCACATGGCAAACACACAAATAGTTCCCAAACTCTCGACGGTCGCGGGCAAAATCCCAACCGCCGACCAACTCGCCCCCGGCGCGATCTCGGTCAATCACACCGACCGCCGAATCTACGCCAAGCACCCCTCCACCGGCGAAGTCTACAAATTGGCCGGAACCAAAGACGCCCCCGACCGCGTGTGGAGTTTTGATATTTCGAGCGACGGCACCACCACATATCTCGGCTTCCTACTGTATTCAGAATTCCCCAATACCGGCTCGGTGTATGACAGCCCGAATTGGGAAATCTCCCGAACCATCTTCACTTCAGCAGGCACAACCTCACAAGAAGCCTCGGCCACCGGCGCGTGGTCGAACAAAACCAACCTCCAATTTTCTTAACCCAAAAAATCCAAACACCATGATCGCTACCAACCCCATCGAAATCGCAGGAGTCCAATACCCGAAATACTCGCTCAACTTGGCCATCACAGGCCGGTATCTGGGCGATGGTTCTTCAGACGCCAATGTCGCCATGCGTCTCGTTCCGACCCGAATCGAGAACGGCGAGGTCATCACCGCAGACGAAGCCGCCATCGGCATTGCGCTCGGATCGCTGGCAGGCAGCGACGAACCCACACAGCAAGCGGTTGGCGCGATCCAATCCGCCCTCCAAGCCTACCTCATCGCAAAAGGACTCTAAGCCATGCCTACATATTTTGCGCGTAAAGCCGGTAACATCAACGCCGCCGATGTGTGGGCGACCACGCCAAGCGGCACAGCCGCAGCCGTCACATTTGCCGCAGGCGATGTGCTCATGGCCAATTCATTCGCAATCACGGTCAATGTTTCGACCAACCTCGGCACGGGACAGGTGCGCAACGACAGCACTGGGGGAGCTGCACCCGGAGGCTCATTCAGTCTCTCAAATGGGGTTACGCTTACGGCCAATGTCTATGCGGGAACTGGCGCATGCGTTACTTTGGCGGCCAACGCTACGGCCAACCTTGTTGGCGATTTAATAGCTGGCGGAGTCAATGCGCGAGCAGTTCAGATAAATGTGGCTGGAACATTAAATGTGACGGCTACAAATATTACCGCCGCCTCTACAAATGCCATCTATGTTGACGCTTTTGCGTGCAATTTGAATGTGACGGCTTCTGGCCTGATAACTGGAGGCACAGCGACAAATAGTGCAGCGATACGATATGATGGGTCCGGCACATTTTCCATCACAGGAAACTGCATTGGCGGAACGGCTGCTGGAGCGCAAGCGATTAACCATAATACAAACGCATCCTTGACTATAACTGGAAATGTAACCGGGGGGAGTAACTTGACAGCTTTTGGTTTAAACAATGTTTTAGCTGCAAATGTAAATATTACAGGGCAGTGCATCGGCGGCGTTGCTGCTGCCGGCGCATTTAACACAACGACTGGCTCCATCACCGCGACTCGCGCCGTGGGAAATGGTTTCGGACCCGGTTCCGTCGGTTTGACCGCCGCTCCAGGTATTGCAAATTCCGCTCTCGGCGTTGTCACCATTGAGCAGTTGGAATATGGTTCGCTCGGCCAATCTCCCACGACAGGCACAGGCATCCGCCTCAAAAAAGCCAACACCAATGTTGCCGTCTTCAACTACTGCGACACCGCAGGCGCTAAGACATTGATCGACGCCACTGCGAACGCCGCCATGCCAGCCGCCAGCAATGTCCGCAGCGGAGTCAGCTACGCATCGGGCGCTTTGACCGGCTCATGCGCAGTCCCAGCCGCAGGGTCGGTGGCTCTGGGCGTCCCCGTCGATGCAACCACAGGCACAGCAGTCCTCACGCCGGAAGCTGTCTGGGGCCACGCATCACGCACCATCACCGGCGGGCTTGTGGATACTGCCACAACACTCACCAACTCGCCCGATGTGCCTACGGAGTCGGAAATCGCCAGCGCCGTGCGAACGGAGCTTGATTCCAACTCGACCAAGCTCGCCAACCTCGACGCCTCCGTGTCGAGCAGGCTGGCCGGTTCGGCATACACCGCGCCAAGCACGCCACCAACAGCCGCAGACATCGCCTCGGCAGTATGGGCCGCCGCAGACAAGACAGGCTACTCACTCACCAGCGCAGAACGCTCGGCCATTGCAACCGCCGTCGAGTCCTCCATCCTCAACGAAGGCGACGGCCAAGCCGTTCTGAACGCCATCGTCGCCGCAATCGGAAACAGCAATGTGGACCAGATTGCCCTCGTCGCCGCGATCCGAGCCGACCTTGAGCGAGCAGGCGGCAAGCTCATCAACTTGGATGCCACAATCTCCAGCCGCCTCGCCGCGACAGACTACAACGCGCCGACCAGCGCCCCAACCGCAGCCAGCGTGGCAAATGCCGTGTGGAGCGCCGCCACGCGCACCACAACCGGCGGCACGGTGGACACGCTCACCAACGCACCAGCATCTGTCACGCCAAGCGACATCTGGTCGCACGCCACCCGCACGCTCACCAGCGCAAGCGGCCCGACAGCCACGGAGATCCGTCAGGAGATGGACAGCAACTCCACAAAGCTGGCAAACCTTGACAGCACAGTGTCCAGTCGCCTCGCGGGCAGCGCCTACACAGCGCCAAGCACGCCACCGACAGCAATCCAAATCAGGCAGGAACTCGACGCAAACAGCACGAAGCTCGATGTCGCGGTGAGCAGCAGGCTCGCAGCCTCCGAAGCGTCGAAACTCGATGCAGTGAAGGCCAAGACCGACGCCTTGCCAATAGAACGCCTCCAAAACTGCGCGACGACATCCATTGTTGGCAACCTCATCGCTCAGGCGAACAGCTAAGATGACTGAGGAACTCCTCACCCTCACGACTCACGCCAGCGGTCAAAGCGACCGCTGGCTATTCGTGGCTCTCCTCATAATCGGCCTCGCAGCGATCGGCGTCTTGTTTCGCTACTTCACCGGCCGCTTGGACTCGCTCCAAGACCGCATGGACACGCAGACCGCCGAGTTTGTGGCTCACCTCAAAACCGCCAACCAAGAAATGCTCTCAGTCATCGCCAGCGCAAAAAGCGTGATCGAGAGAGTCGAACGCAAACTGGAAAACAAATGAAACCGCCCCGCATCGCCCTCGGACTCATCCTTATCTCGCTCGCATTCGCCGCCATGGCCTTCCTGACCGGCTGCCAGAGCCTCGGAGACGCGCAGGTCTGCGTGCGCACCGACTACGGCACCTTCTGCTACGATTTGCCAAAGCCCACTTCCTCGAAATGATACTCCACATCTTCGAGTTTCTCCGCCGCCTCCTGTCTCGATTTTCTGAGAAGCCTGGAGTCGTCAGGCAGCGCGCCGCAGCTACAAAACGGCCTCGTCCTACTGGCAAAAAGCGCCGAGCGGCAACACACGGGGCCGCGACTAAAACCGTGACCGGAAGTAACGCCCCGGCTCAGAAGCCTCGCAAAAAAAAATGACCCTCGACGACCGCAGCGAGCGCAATCTGGCAACACTCCACCCCGACCTGCACCATCGCGCCTCCACATTCGTCGCCGCCGCAAAGAGCCTGTCCGCGCAACGCGGGCTTGATGTGAAATGCATCTGCGGCCTCCGCAGCTTCGACGAGCAAGCCGCCCTCTACGCCAAAGGCCGGACCGCGCCGGGCAAGATCGTCACCAAAGCCCCCGCAGGCCATTCCATGCACAATTTCGGCCTCGCCATAGACATCGGAGTCTTTTCAAAAGACGGCAAAACCTACCACGGCGACCACCCGCTCTACCGCGAACTCGGCCCACTCGGGGAGAGCCTCGGCTTCGAGTGGGGCGGTCGGTGGAAATTCAACGACGAGCCGCACTACCAATTCCGCCCCGCCTGGTCTACCAACATGACCGAGCGCGAAATGCTCGCCAGCCTACGCCGCCGAGTCGCAGAGAAAGTGGATATTCTCGCCT